CATCAGGCCAGCGTGATAGGTTGTTGCTCTTCAAAGTTGATCTCGGTAGCCGACAACGCGATGCCGATTTCCTGCGAGATGTAGCCCGATGTGGTCGGAGCCGTTGCCGTGGCCGCACCTGCCGTTGCACCGCTCAAGTAATACGCCGCGCCGGGTGTGAGCCCAGTAAGCCCCGTGATGGTGCCGTCCAAATACACGGTCGCGTTGTTCGGCGATGTCACCGCAGAAAGCACAAAGCCCACCGCGCGGCGCCCGTTGCTGGCGTCTGCCTTGCGTGCCTTGATCGTGCCGCTGTCGTTAAACAGGTTGACCAAGTCGCCAGCGCTGAGTGACTCGGTAGTCGCTGCGAGCTTCGTCGTTGCGCCAATGCCCGTTGGCATCATGGTATTGTCCAGCTTGCCGGCGCTGTCGAGTGCAACGATTTTCCCGGCCGAGCCCGCGCCCGATGACGTTGTGGTTGCTTCGACTTCGGCGAGTTGCCCGCTGTTGTTTTTTATGTACTTGTCTGCCATGTTACACCGTTTGAATGATTGAGTCTACGTCGATTTGAAGTGTCGTAGCCGTGAGCGCCCTGCCCACGTGCACGACGATAGCACCGCCCGTGGGAGCGGTCTGCGTGAGTTGTCCGTTCGTTCCGAGGTACACTGTGCCCTTGGTCCATGACCACGAAGCGTCTGTCAGGATGCCCGACGTTTTGATGGTCACGCCCGCACCCGCGCTTGCCGCGTTCGACGTGATGCCGATCACCTGAGCGTTGGCGAGCGTGTCGTTGGAAGCGTAGACCGCTTCGCCGTTGGCGTTCGACGTCACCGCACGGAGGGCAGAAAGACTTACACCTGCTGTAAGTGAAACGTCGTCGGAGATCGGGACAAGGCCGCCCGAATTGATGTCGAGCGTAATCGTGTCGCTGTTGACGTTCACCGTCACCGTGCGTTGGTCAACGTTCAACGTGCTCATGCCGTCACCTCGTCTAACACGACTTGCACGTACCCGCGCAAGAGCTCACTCGTCAGACTGTTGACAGTCTGCTCCAAACTCCAGAGATACGTCGTGCCTGCCGTGAGTGCGTTCGTCTGCGCTGCGGACAATGCTACTGAAAATGTACCTTGTGCGGCGTTTGTGGTCGTTATAGTGAACGATGCAACCAAAGCCCCCGCCGTCGTGCGGATCTGAGCGGCGAATGTGTAACCCGTGATGTTCGTCACCACACCGTTGGTCTTGTGCGTGAACGTGCGGGCAAACCCTGCATTTCGCACAAGGTTGAAGTCCACACGTTCGCCCGTATTTGACAGAATGACCATCGTATCCCTTGGGTATGCTCACCACGGAGCCCGAAGGCCCCGTAGTCAGTAGACCTTAGTCCTTGATGAGATTGGCTGCGAGTCCGCGTGTTGTTGCGTCCTTGCCATAGTCGCCGTTGTACAGCACAGCCCATGCCGTGCCGAAGGTTCCCGTCGATCCGTCGCCAGCCGTAGCGACAACGTCGAGGTAACGCTTGCGTCCAGCCAGGTTGATGAAGAAACCGAAGATCTTGTTGTCATCGGTTGCCGATGGGAGGGCCGGAGCCCCCGATGCACCGAACACACAACCCGTGATGTCGGCAGCACCAGACATTCCCGAATCGTCAGACTCCTGCACCTTGAGTGCCGTCATGGCGATGTCGGTCGCTCCGAGTGCGAAGAAGATCGCGACCTTACCGTAGCCGGCTGTATCAATCGCGTTGGTAGTGAATGAAGCGTTGTCGACGATTGCCGCAGGAGGCGTCACGAGAACGTGCTTCACGCTTTGCATGATGTTCATAGTTTGTTCTCCTGTGGATTAAGAGTTGATGGATGAGAAGGCTACGATCGGGCCAGCAACACGGGCCGAGGCTGTGGCGCTGTAGTTGCCGATGTCGTGGACGTTGATGTCGAGGTACTGCGTCGCCTTGACATACACGCTGTCAGTTGCGAAGCCAACAGACGTGTCCTGCTTGATGGCTGTCGTCATGCGATCGCCAAAGGACGAAGCCTGTGCAAGGTTGCCGAAGTACGCGCAGATCTGAGAGTTGGCGTCTGCCGTTGGCATGACGTCGACCAGTTCGACAGGGTAGCCCAAGAAACGCTGGCCAAATGAGCTGGCCAGTTCGGCTGCCGTTGCGCCGCCCGTGGCGTATGCCAGGCGCTCTGCCGTTGCGGCGAAGGCTTGCTTCGAGAAGTACCACTTTGCACCAGCAAGGGCATACGATGGAAGCTTAGCCTTACCAGTAAGGAAGTCACCGATGACGGCTTCGCTCCACAGGTTGCCCGTGAGGACTTGCACGCCTGCAGCCTTCGACTTGTCGGCGTCGGTCGTCCATGTTCCACCACCGTCGACAACGAGCTTCTTGAACTTGCCGTCGAGACCGAGGATGCCGCCGTAAGTCGATGTTCCGTCACCGTTGAATCCAGCTTCGTCCTCCTTCTTGGCAAACTGACGTGCGACGGCTTCTGCAAAGCGCAGGCCGAGGTTCTGCGTCGAGTTCATGATGAGCTCTTCGCTGAGTTGTGCGTAGGCGTACATCTTCTTGGCGTTCAACGTCACAGCGTCGAAAGACATGTCAGATGCCGTCAGGCTGCCCAGCTCCGAACCCCAGTATGCCGTCACGTCGTCACCCGCACGGAAGATGCGGATTGACTCCGAGCCCATCGGCTCGACGCGGCTGTTGCGGCGGAAGACGCCGTAGGATTCCTTGAGGCTGATGATGAGCGAGGATGTCTCCGTAGGTACGAAGATGCCGCCCGTGGCGTCGTTGCCTTGCGTGTGGCTTTTGTAGTCTACGCCAGTGACTTCTTGGTACTTGGCACGGGCAGCCTCGTTCGTCAGGCCGCCGACGAAGAGACCCGTAACGAGTGCCTTGTAGTCAGCCTCTGGCATGTTTGCCTTCGCTGAGGATTCGCCGCCCTTGATCGTTGGCGTCTGTGGCAGACGGTTGACAGGCGTTGCGTTTGATGCAACACGTGTTGCGTTGGATGCCTTGATGGCTTCGAAGCTCTTGACTTCGTCGAGTTGCTTCTGCAGGCCTTCGATCTCCGTGTTCAGAGTCTTGGCCGTTGCGACGTCGTCCATCGTCGGCTCCGACTTGGCAAGCACGGTGTCGAGCTCGGCAGTCTTCGCGCTGATGGCGTCGCTTATGGTTTGGATGTTCATGTTAGTTGCGGTTTGCGTTGATAGCAGCGCGGAGGCGCTCCATTTCGAGGGCGGCCTTCGCATTGGTTGGTGTTGCCGAGTCGATCAGTGACTTCAGATCGGTTACGGCCGTTGACAAGGTGTCCAGCAGCGAGGACAGGCGCGCCACGTTTGCCGACGATAGCGTGCGCCCTTCCTTCTTGCGTATCTCCGAGCGTTCGTTCAGCCTCTGCATCAGACGTGCTATTTCAGACGTCACCGTCTGCACGTCGTCGTTGAGTCCCGATTTCACCCCGAGTACCGCCGTCGCTGGGTTTGCTCCGAATAAGACAGGGCTCCACTCGTACAAGCGGCCCTTGATAAGCTCACGGGCGCCGTCGGAAGCGTAGGCCTCCTCCGATACCGTGTAGCCGATACTGAACTCGTCGATGATGCCTTCCTTGATGTTTGAGAAGGTCTCACGTCCAGCTTGCGTGTTGAGATTGAATTTGCCCTTGATGTACAGGCCGCCGAGGTCGCGCAGGTTAGCAGGCAGCAGCGGATCGCCTGCCATCAGCTCACGCGCTTCCAAGGTCTTAGCTACGGGCGTGTTCCAGTCGTGCTGCCAGACGCCCTTCGGCATCTTCGTTGAAAGGCTTTCGTCGAAGAACCCGTACTTGACACGGTCTCCGACGCTGTCGACGTTGTTGAATACCGAGACGATCGCTTCGACGATACCCTCGTCGCCTGCGGCCTTCAGCTCGGTTTGGAATGATTTGCGTTCGATGTTCATGGTGAATCGTCCCCGATTATGCGTAGGCAATTTCGGGACAACCTCCAAATAAAATTTTAACACCTGCGAGCATGTTAAACTCTGCGCGCACGGGTGAAGCATCTGCAGTTGACAGCGTTCTCAGCTGACAGCCCCGGGCCCGATGGGTAGGGTGTGCTCTCGCCTCCGACTGTGAAGTTCCCGTTGGCGTCCTCACGACTGCCACTCGCCGCTGCATGCGATGGCCTCGCACCTGCCAGAGCGACCCACTCACGGGTTATGCCGCCAATTTCCTCCCATACCTTGCGTTGCACCGTCCCCGTCGTAGCCGTCGACGTCGTGCGTGCGATGGCGTCAGCGCGGGAGGCCTTGAGCGTGGTGAACTTCTCCTTGAGCAAAGCGGCAAGCTCGTCTTCTCGGAGTCGTGGGTTGTTGGCGATAAGCGTGCGGATGTCGTCGCGGATAGTCCCCACGGACTCGGCGATCTTACCGCTAGACTCATTCATGCCCTCACGGCGCGCACGGGTGAACTCGCCGTCAGGCTCGCCGCCCTCTTCAGCCGCCAGGGTGATGAGCAGGCTGACCAGCTCCTCACGGCTGCCCTCGGTCATGTCGGAGAACTCTTGCTCCCAGACGTCAAGGCTGAAGTCGTCGATCTTGAGCTGCAGGGACTTCGTCCCCGTGATGCTCCGATACAGCTTGTCCAGCGCGCGCCCCCAGTCACGGGCGATCTTCTCTGACGCCTTGGCCAGCACCTCGTCGAAGGCCTTGGCGTAGACTTGGTCGTCGGGGTCGTGCAGCCAGGCTTTCGTTTCGGGGCCGAGGACTATGGTAGTGTGAGCACGAAAGGGCGCAGCCTTCACGGCCGCACCTCCCTTCAGGCTGGCGGTTTCGATGTCGTCGTTGGTATCGTCTTCGACGTCGTTGCTGCCTTGCGTCGATACCGCCTCGACGGCCACCTGCTGCCCTGCCAGCGCTTGCACCGTCGAGAGGTCGAAGCCTACCTGAATGCCATAGTCAGGCTCGGCAATCTGTGCGTTCAACTGATCGGCAATCATGTTCCAGAAGGGCACGCGCACCATGGCGGTAAAGTCCTTCGAGGCCTGTTCGAAGTTGGAATACGTGGACTGACTCAGCCCCATGTGCGTACCGGCAATGATAGGGTGCACCTTGTACGTGCCGCAAATGCGCGTTTCGTACTGGCCGAACGTCTCCGACAGACCCAGTTCGGCGTAGTCGAGAGCAAGACGCTTGATGTCCTGCAGCCCCCACAAAGCCGCAACCGACCCGCGCTTGCTCCCACCATAGCGACGCTTGAATGTCGCCTCGAGTGAGGCCTGCGATTCGGGGCTCGGCTCTTCGTTGAGCATCAGCACGGTTTTCGGCACGGCGTCGTTCTTGTGGACGTTGAACACGGTCGATGCCGCCTCGTTGAATCCTTCGATGGATTCACTCGCAAGCGCCACGGGAGACGCACCGCCTAGCGGCCTGCCCGGGTCATACCAGAAGCCGCGGATGTGGATGACATCTTCTTTCGGGATCACATACAGTTTCACGCCGTCCCAGTAGTGGTAGGCAGCCACATCGCCGTAGCCGTCATCGATCGGTGCGAAGTGCTGATCGGAGTACCAGCGCGCGCCGATCACCGCCCCGCCCGCGTTGCGCAGCTTGTAGCCGTAGGCGTTTCCGCCGACGCATAGCATCGTCAGTATCTCCCCGAACACCACGCGCCAGTTGTTGCGCGTGAGCATCCCAACGATAGGGTGCGTGAAGTCGTAGCCCGTAGGGGTCACCACGCCGATCTGCGCCTCTGGCATCATGAGCGAGTACGTGATCGTGCAGGCCTGTGCGATAGGGTTAGAGCGCCACATCTTCAGGGCCGTAGGGAAGTCGTTCACAGGCGCGAAGCTGTGACGCGTCCACATCGTCGTAGTCAGGATGGGCGCAAGGTCGTTGACGGCGCGCTGGCCGTCAGGGGAGATGAACTCTTTGATGCGTTGGATTAGACTCATGGCGTTGGTTGGTTAGGTTAGAGCATGACCGCCCCAGCCCCGACCGATTTCACGGCGGCAAGCTCGGCGTAAACCAAGGCGTCGACCATATCGTCGTGGTCGGCCTCGGGGAATGAAAGAAGCTCACGTTCGAAGTCTGGCAGCAGTCCGCGCACGTGTGTTACGAGTAGTTGTTCGTAGCGAGCGTGCAGACCTTGGAATCGTGTCACCTTGTCGCGCTCTGGTTTGACAGCGCGCACGGGCAAGGATGTCTTCCGCAGAAGCTCCTGCACGACAGCGACTTGGTACTGCACCGCCTCGATGTTGATGCGCTGAGGGTTCCACTTAGCCGCTATGGAAACTATCATTTGGACGATGTCGTGGAAGCCCTCTTTGCCGCGCCAGATGTCAAGCACGTACCGACGGCCCGACTCCTTGTCGAAGCCGATGACGGCGATAGCTGAGTAGTCGGCGGTCTCCGATTTCGAGATGGCCAAGTCCACGCCCATACCGATCTTCAGGCCAGACGGGACAGACGACGCGTCCATGTACGTGAGCATCTCACGTTTGATCAGAGCCCCCTGCACGTCGATGAACTCGGCAAGGTACTCTTGAGCAAACACCGTCGATGGTAGTTCCAGCCGTGCGGCCTCGATCTCGTCGGGGCTGATGAACGGGTTGGCTGCCGTCGGCATCTGCCAGTACGTCCATACCTCGTCAGTCTTCGCACGCTCTGCCAGGTGGTGAAAGTAGTTACGGCCCTTAGGCGTGGAGAAGAACCACGCATCGCCTCGGTAGTCTGACAGCGTTGGACGGATGGCCATCGTCCAAGCCTCATCGAGGTCTTGCACCATCGCCGCCTCGTCAACGATCACCCGTCCGTACTTGCGGCCTCGTACCGCGTCGAAGTTGTCTAGCGACCACATGTCAAGCTGGCCGCCGTTGATGTACGTGATGCGCTTTTCGCTTTCGTTGGTCTCGGCTATCACGTCCCGGAAGTCACGCTTAACCGTGCGCCAAACTTCCATCAGCATCTTGTAGGTCGGAGCGAAGTAAGCCCCTGGCTTACCCGTCGTTATCATGTCGGCAAGGGCCGCCTCTGCCAGCACGGTCTTGCCCCAGCGCCTGCCGCAGTTGACGACGTTGAAACGCCGCCGACCACGCCACACCCGTTCTTGTGCCGGGTGTAGGTCGAAGTGTAAGTTAATCCGACGGGGCATCGTCTTCGTTGTGACGTGCCCCGCCGATGGTTACAGTGATAGATTGGTCGCCCTTGACCGTCTGCTCGACCTCTTGGCGATCCCGCCAGCCGAGCACGTTTTTGGCGATGAAGATGGCGACTGACCCGTTGCCCTTCTCGATGGTTCCGTGGGCATGAGCGTCAAGCAAACGGGCTATCCTGCGCTGGCAGGACTCCCGCACTTGTTTTACCGCCCTCAAAAATTCGGGGTGTTCGTTCTCCCAAGCACGCAGGGTGTTGCCAGCAACGCCAAGGTACGCCGCAAGCTCTTCGATGTACATACCATCAGCAATGGCCTTGTCCATCTTCGGCTCGAGTTCTTCCCAGTTGTATTCCGATGGTCTCCCTGCCGGCATATCGCCTCTCGTTAGTCAATACGCAAACATACAACCAATTCCAAACAAAATATTAACATCTCAGCGCATCGAGTACCGCCAGCACGATTGCCCCCTCCTCAGAACGCGCCTTGCACGAGCCGATCTGTTCGACGCCATATCGGACCGTGAGGCGGCTCTGCTTGGTGTGAAGCGATATTTGCCGATGACTCCAGCCCATGTGCGTTGCGAGCACGTACCATGCGATGTAACGCGCGCGGCTGCACTGTCGCGTCCTGCCGTGGTGGGCTGTGTAGATGTCGAGGTTGCACAGCGTAGCGACGCGTGCAAGTACCTCGTGGTATGTTCCAACGGATGTGGTCATGGCGTAACCTCCTTTCCTTGCAATGCGTTGACGGCTTCCTCTGAACTGGTCACTACGTGGTACTCCATGCCGTAGCGCTGGCAGGCGTCGCGGAACCGCACCTGAGATTCGGATAGGCGGTTGCGGCTTTCGGGGCGTTTGACCTCCAAGAACCACGCCCGGCCGCCCTTGTAGACGACCAAATCGGAGTGTCCTGCGGTGGCATTGAGGTTGGTG